TTGGTTGACAACATGCTCGGAATGCCCTACAATGGAGGGACCGAGCAAACCACCAAAAAATGAGTTACATTGACACCAAATATATTAATCTCATTTCAATTAGACTAGACAAATTTACAAAGAAGAAAGACAATCTATATAACTTTCGTTGTCCTTATTGCGGTGACTCTACAAAAAATAAAAACCGTGCAAGAGGATTCCTCTACAGGAAAAATGCAGACATGGTATTCAAGTGCCATAACTGTGGAGTGGGACGTTCATTAGCCAACTTCCTAAAAGATTTAGATGTTACTGTACATGATGAATATGTCATGGAACGATTCAAGTCTGGATTGACTGGCCGGGGCTCAAACACTGCGGAACCTAAATTTGAGTTTCAGAAGCCAGTATTCAAAAAGACTCCATTGTCTGAGTTAGAAAAGATATCAGAACTAAATAATTCACACCCAGCAAGAGAATACCTTCTCAATCGACAGATCCCAGAAAAGTTCCTTTCTAAATTCTATTACGCCGAGGATTTTCATGCTTGGGCCAAGACTGAAACAAAAATCAAAGAGTCTAGAATCATCATCCCACTCATGTCCAAAAGTGGAAAACTTTTTGGATATCAGGGGAGGGCTCTTGGCAAAACTGCAAAACTACGCTATATTACTACCATCCTGGATGATAAGTACGCTAAACTATTTGGACTTGATTCTTTAGATTTCGACAAAACCATCTATGTCACAGAGGGTCCATTCGACTCTCTTTTTCTGTCTAATGCAATCGCTATGTGTGGTTCTGATGTGCATCTAGAAAAGTCTATTTACCCAGATAGGGTTTTCATTTTGGATAACGAACCTCGCAATCTTCAAATTGTTCAACGCTATGACAAACTTATCAGTGCAGGAGAGAAGGTTGTTATTTGGCCTTCTAATATCAAGGAAAAGGATATAAACGATATGATTATTGCTGGACTCAACCCACAGCAATTAGTTACAGACAATACCTATCAGGGGTTGGAAGCTAAAGTTAAATTTACTACATGGAAGAAAGTATGAGTAACGGTACTAAAGTTAAAAAACGTAATGGTACTTTTGAATCTCTAGATCTAGATAAGATTCATAACATGGTTGAATGTGCTTGTGGTGGATTGGCAGGTGTTAGTGCATCTCAAGTTGAAATCCAATCCGGCCTTCAATTCTATGATGGGATTACAACAGATGAAATCCAAGAAATCCTGGTTAGGTCAGCTAGCGACCTTATCAGTCTCGATAATCCAAATTATCAGTATGTTGCTGCTCGTCTCTTGCTTTTCGGTTTATATAAGCAAGTCTTTGGAGCTAATTGGAAAAATGGGTTCCCCACAATAGGAGATCATTTATATCAGGGAGTAATGAAAGGAGTTTATGACAAATCCCTTTCTGGAAAATACACTGATGATGAATGGGACAAGATTAATTCTTGGATCGATCATGAAAGAGATTATATCTTTACTTATGCTGGACTCAGGCAAGTAGTAGACAAATATTTGGTACAGGACAGGAGTTCAAAGACAATATACGAAACTCCTCAATACATGTACATGCTAATTTCTGCAACCATGTTTGCAGAATACCCAAAAGAAACTAGACTTGATTATGTCAAACGATACTACAACGCAATCTCCAAGCACCGAATTAACATTCCCACGCCAATTATGGCAGGTGTTAGAACCCCTCTTCGTCAATTTGCTTCTTGTGTGCTTATTGATTCTGACGATTCTCTTAACTCTATCTTCAGCTCTGACATGGCTATTGGCCGTTATGTGGCTCAGCGTGCAGGAATCGGTATCAACGCAGGCAGAATCAGGGGTATCAATAGCAAAATCCGTGGAGGAGAAGTCGCACATACGGGAGTCATTCCGTTTCTCAAGAAATTTGAAGCGACGGTCAGGTGTTGCACTCAAAACGGCATACGAGGTGGCTCAGCTACAGTTCATTTTCCTATTTGGCATCAAGAAATTGAAGACATCATAGTACTAAAAAACAATAAAGGAACTGAAGATAACCGTGTTCGTAAGCTAGACTACAGTATCCAAATTAGCAAGATCTTCTATGAACGATTCATTCAGAACGGAGAAGTCTCACTCTTCTCTCCCCACGACGTTCCTGGTCTGTATGATGCTTTTGGGACTGATAGATTTGACGATATGTATGTGGATTACGAACGAGATCAGTCTATTCCAAGAAAAACTATCGGCGCTCAAGAACTATTTCTAAACATTCTCAAAGAACGTGCAGAAACTGGTCGTATTTACATCATGAATATCGACCATTGTAATTCACATAGTTCTTTTAAGGATAAAGTGAATATGAGTAATCTATGCGTTTCTGGTGATACTAAAATTCAAATTAGATATGTAGAACCACAATATGATGATGTTGGAGAAGTTTGTGGTGAAGAATTGTTTGATGAAGACATTCAAATTAAAGAATTAGTACCATATATTGGAAATGGTAGTGATAATGTTGAAGTTCTTTCATATGATATTGAAACTGGTAAAGAAGAATGGGCACCAATAACAGCATTTGCTCAAACCTCACCGAAAGCAAAGGTAATGAAAATTACTGATGAAGAAAGTGGCAAGAGTATCGTGGTCACACCAGAGCACCAAGTATTCACAAAAAATCGTGGATATGTAATGGCAAAGGACTTAACTGAAACAGATGAGTTGGTAATCAACTAATATGATAGGAAGTGTAATTTCTATATTTTATAAATAGTTATGAGATTACACTTCCTATTATGAAAACATATATTGTGTATAAAATCACCAATACAAAAAACGGAAAACCTTACATAGGAAAAACTGAATATTCTTTGGAACATCGTTGGCATCGTCATTTATCATCGGCAAGAAATGGTTCTAAATTTAGATTTCATTCTGCTATTAGAAAATATGGTGAAGATTGTTGGGACTTATCTGTAATTGAAACTTATCAAACAGAAGATGAAAACTTTATTAATGAAAAAGAAACTCACTTTATCAAACTTTTTGAGAGTGATACTAAAAAAGGTTATAATGCCACTTCAGGTGGAACTGGTGGATGGATGCTTCCCAAATGTTCACAAGAGGTTCAGGAAGAGTGGAGAAACAATATTTCAATAAGAACTACTGGTTATAACAATCCAAACTATTCTGGACTTACTGACGAACAACTTATAGAAATAGGAATAAAGTTTGCTAAAAAATATGGATTTATTGGTGGCAGAAAAAGAATAGTTGAGTTTTCTCTTAATGAACTGAATATAAAGTTTCCAAAACACTTCTCCAAAAATAGATTTGGAGGAAACCATAAAAACTTTTATAAATGTATTGAAGAACAAACTGGATTGGTGTATAATCCTTATCATAAAGACGAAACTCAAAGAAAACTTGCTAAACAACTTTTAGAACAAAACAGGAGAAAAAAATGCTAAAGATTGAATATCTTGAAGAAGAAATTCCCGTTTATGATATTACAGTAGAAGGAACTCACAATTTCTTCGCAAATGATATTCTTGTCCATAATTGTCAAGAGATTACACTTCCCACAGTTCCCATCAATCATATTGATGATTCACAAGGTGAAATTGCACTTTGTATTCTATCTGCAATTAATGTAGGTAAGATCAGCAACTTTGATGAGATGGAAGAACTATGCGACCTCTCTATTCGTGCTCTAGATGAACTGATTGATTATCAGGATTACCCAATAGAAGCTGCACGTATTTCAACCAAATCACGTCGTTCTCTTGGCATTGGTTATATTGGTCTTGCTCACTTCCTTGCTCGCAATGGAGTAAAATATGAAGATCCTCAATCATGGAAACTAGTCCATGATCTAACTGAAGCATTCCAGTATTATCTTCTCAAGGCATCCAATCAACTTGCAGTTGAAAAGGGTAAGTGTGATTACTTTAATCATACTAAGTATTCTCAAGGTGTTCTCCCAATCGATACATACAAAAAAGATGTAGACGAAATCACACCAAACGATCTTCAATATGATTGGGAAACTCTTAGAACATCCATCCTGGCTCACGGTCTCAGGCACTCAACATTGTCCGCACAGATGCCATCGGAGAGCAGTTCCGTTGTGTCAAACGAAACCAATGGAATCGAGCCACCTAGAGATTACCTGTCCGTTAAAAAATCGAAGAAAGGGCCACTTAAGCAAATTGTTCCTAGCTATCAATCTCTCAAGAAGAACTATACGCTTCTCTGGGATATGCCTAGTAACGCTGGTTATATTAATATTGTTGCTGTGATGCAAAAGTTTTTTGACCAAGCAATCTCTGGCAACTGGAGTTACAATCCAGAGAACTATCCAGATAATGAAGTTCCAGTATCTGTTATGGCTCAAGATCTTCTATCAACATACAAGTATGGCTGGAAGACAAGCTACTATCAAAACACCTATGATAGTAAGTCTGATAGTGACACAGAGGAAAAAGGTGAAGCATTAACTCAATTACTTGCTCAACTAGAATCAGACGACGACTGCGAAAGCTGCAAAATCTAAGGAGAT